GAAGACACTCCAGCTTTTTTAAATGTATCAACAGCTACCATATCACGTTGAACTTCTTCTGATGTACCATAACCCATAAGTTCAGCCATTTTAGTTGTATCAAATGCTCCACCACCCATAGTTGGATATTCAGACTTATCACCTTGTATACCACCAGCCGTTTCATTTAAAACTTTATTTAAAGCTTCGTTTTTTGAAAATTGTTGTCTTTGTTTTAATTTTTGTTTTTTAAATGGTGAAGTAGTAGTTGCTTTTTCAGATAATATGTCTTCTAACTTAGGTGACTCATTCTCTTTTATAAATATCTTTTTAACTTCTTTTTTAACTTCCCTACGGACAGCTTCTTGTATTATTTTTACAAGTTCTTTTTTGGTCATAATAACTCCTATACTGTTTTAACTTTATCACTTAGATACGATGAATTATTTATAGCATCTGTAAGTTTTGTATTTTGTTTTTGTAATTCTATATTAGTTTGTGTTAACTCAGCCGATCCTTTTACATCACCCGCGTTTGTTTTTACAACAATTTCAACTGTATTTGTTTTAATTGCTTGTTCGTTTGTAGAAATTGTTCCTTCAAACACTACATCAAGTAATTTTTTTAATTCATTACCTTTTACAACTGGCTCTAAATTACCACTAACACCACTACCTAATCTAATATCATTCCCTTTAATAAATATACCGTCAGATTTTATTAGTATTTTTTTACCCTTGATTTCTTCTCCATCAAAAGTTGTTTGTTGAAATGGAACTCCATTTGATATAAGATAGATAGAACTATCATCCGTATCTATATTTTCAGGCTTCATTTCTGAAGTATCTATATCATTAGCTCTTAATTTTATATTTGGTGAATTATTTTTTTTGTTTCTATCAAAATGAATTGATTGACCCATTCTA